CAGAAAATTGGTACAGGAACACAGATCGCAACTATCTGCCATAGAGGTTTTGCATACGCTGTTGATGATGTAGCTGTATTAGCTGCTGGTGAAGATCCAATGGGTCATATCAGAAACCAGATTGCAGATGCTATTAACAAGCTAAATTCAGCAAGATTATTCAGTCATCTTCAGGGTGTATTCGGTACTGCTCTTTCTTCTAATAACTTAGATATAGCGAAGGCTGCTGCTACTGGTGCTGGTGAAGCAAACTATCTAACTGCATCAGCAGTTGCAAGAGGTAGATCACTTCTTGGAGAAAGAGGCGAAGAATTAGATACTCTAGTTATTCACCCAACAGTTGCTTACTACCTATATCAGGTTGGTATGTTGACATTCTCTACATCTGCTTTATCTACTGGAACTGGCATCCAATGGGGTGGCGGTGGTGTTGGTATCACAGAAAGAGGTATCGGCCAATTTGCTGGAATGAATGTTGTTATTGACTCTCAAGTTAATACAGTAGCTCCTGGTGCATCTGGTCATCAGATTGAGTTCTACTGCTACTTAATCAAGTCAGGAACAATTCTTGAAGGGCAACAATCACCTCTAGGTATTGAATCAGATAGAAACATCTTATCCAAGCAAGATGTTATGTCTGTTGATTACCACAGTGCTTATCACATCATGGGTACTAAGTGGAGTGATGCTGCTGATAACCCAACAAATGCTCAACTGGCAACAGCTAACAAATGGGCATTAACATACGATGCAGACTTAGTTCCAATCGTAAGATTAACAGTCAACTCACCTCTTGATACTTCTACTATTGCTTAGTAGTATTAATTTGGTCATAACGAAACCTCATCAAATATTGGTGGGGTTTTTTCTTTACGCTACAATAAAACTAAAATTAATTATTAATCGTGGCAGCAACTATAGATGCAACTATAAAAGGAGCAAATGCTAATAGCTATGTCACCCTGACTGAAGCCAATAGCTATTTTGAAACAGTTTCCGATTCCTCAACCTGGACCAATAAAACGGACGATCAGAAGAATAGATCATTAATAGAATCTACTAGATGGATAGACACATTAGTGTATTACGGAGATAGATGTGACTCTGGGCAAGCATTAAAGTTTCCAAGAAATAACTACCAGGTTGACGGAGTGGAACTTGCCTGTTCTGCTATTCCTCAGAACATTAAGTACGCACAATTTGAATTAGCAAGAGCATTGGCAAATGATACAGGAGCTATAACAGATACCACTGGTAAAGACGGCAACTTCAGCGAAGTAAAGTTAGGTGATATAGAGGTTAAGTACAATACAGAAAGTCAGGGATCAGGGGCTATAAATAATATTATGGACGTTTACCCGTGGTTACAAAGTTATCTTGGAGCCTATATGATAGGTGGAGCAGGAGCTTTTCAACTTAGGGCAGTGAGAGGATAATGGCAGGACAATTAGATTCAGCATTTAAACAGATAGCAAAACAGGTGGTGTCTCAACTTGGGAACTCATTAGACACCTCAATTATCTACACACGGAAAGGTGTATCTAGTTATGACGCAGACACAGGTGAATTTATAACAGTGGACACTAAGTACACGATAAAAGTACCCATAGAGTTTGTACAATCCAATGAAGAAGCAGGTTTTCAGGAAAACACCGCAAGATTATACGTAACTCCTGATTTGATAGGAGATAGCCAACCTTTACTACAAGATGAAATAACTTTAACTTTTTCTGGATCGACCAGAGGAGCAAAAATAACAGATATTCGTACCTTAAAAGGAGGACAGGAATACCTGTTCCGCATTGACATTATTTTCTGATGAGTTTAGTAAAAGCAAGAGCAGCATTTGAAAATGCAATTTTAACTTCGGTAACTGACACCGATCCAACCGTAGATGTAATTTTTGATAATATGCCTTTTTCAACTCCAGGTAAGAACAAAAAATATGTAATGGTAAATCTAAATTTTAGCCAATCTACAACGCAGCCACAGGGAGCAGCCCAAAAATACTACGCAGGTTCAATAAGATGTGGAATAATGACTCCTCCCAATCGTGGTAGTGCTACCGCAACAGCTATAGCCGAATCTGTAATAACAGGTTTAGCCTCTATAAATAGTTCTACTTATGTGGATAAGTTTGCAGTGAGTCCTAGAGTCTCCGAAATAGAAGGGCCAACGGCTGTTACTGTAGAAGGAGACAGTCATTTTTTAACAGTCGTTAGCTGCGACTTTAGTGCCAATGCCTAGTAGAAAACCATTATCCAGACTGACTACTGACTTAAGAAAAGACATTCTCAAAGGAAGAAAGCAGTTAGCAAAAGATATAGTACATTCCCTTACTGAAGATGGTCCGTGGTGGACAGGAACATTCGGTGAAAACTGGGTCGTATCTAAAGTTCCTGTCAAACCAAGAAGAAAGAGAAATCCTGACACACCTTTCTTTATGATTCCTCCTCGTACAACAAGAGTGTTTAAAAACGCAAGAGTTCCTACGGCAAAGATGGGCCAGGATTTATATGTTGGAAACAGAGCTAAGTATGCTGGTTTTGCTATAAACGCTCCAGGTCAGACTCTCCCTAACCTTAAAAATGAGCAGGTCACATACGCAAAGCATGGTAAGAAACACAAATTAACTGCTTCACGAGGGCCAAACTGGTACAACGTCTATACCTTAGGTGGGCTTATCAACAAAGATATAGACGAAGCATTTAAAAAAGTTGGTTTTAAAAGTAATAAAGTAGTAGTATAGTGTAAGAATAATAAACTTAACTCTATGGCAGCAGAAAGAGCAATCGACAAACTAAAAC